GTCCGTTTGTTCTAAATTGGTTCTCTGTCTTGAGAAAGGTCTTTATCGCGTCGATGTCTGCTTGTTTGATTTCTGCTTCCCACTTACCGAGAGGACAAGAGGCAACCTTGAGACGTGTCTTCGTGGGCATATGACAGCCGCACAACTCCGAGTCCGTGAAGGCTTCTGTCACGAGGGGACCGCAACTCTTGGTCGATTCAACGAAGTGTTCGCAGCCTTTGCAGATATTAAGTCGGTCAGTCCTCTTTTGTGCCGTTACGAAGAACATCTTTCAGGATTTTTCGGGTGATGTGTAGTGAGCGATAAAGGGTCGATTCTCCAACGCCAGACCGTCGAGATACGTCAGCCATGTTCCACCCTTGCAAGTATAGAGAGAAGATTGTTCTATCGAACCAGGAGAGGCGGTCAAGGATGAGTTGCATTTGTTCGCGTTGGATGGCTTTCGTCCAGTCGTTTTCGAAGGTTTGTTCTTTCGGGTCAGCATCGGTGACGTGATATAAGTCTTTAAATTTTCCTCGTGTGGCTTCGGTGTACATGGCTTTGACAAAGTAACCAAGGGGGTTGTCATTTTCCCCATCGGGAAAGCGTTTGTCAATGCATCGAAGATAAGTGTGGTGTACAAGGTCGGAAGGGCTGTCCGTCCATCGTCGTGCGATGCGAACAAGTTTTGAATAGTGCTTCGTTAAGAAGCTATTCCAGCCCTTTCGACTTCCTGAGTTCATCGACTTTCTTCTTGTATATTTTGCAAAGGTCTTCCAATTCGTGAACGCTGAATCGCTTCGTTTCGTTGCTCAAACGAACAAGGCGATCCGCTGTCCCTTCTCCGTGTAGTTGGTCGAGACGTTTGGCGAATTCGTATTGTGCGCCCCCTTCGAATCCGTTGCAAGCTTTACACTGAAACTGAACGTTGAGTTCATCGAATCGAGTGGGCATCTTTTGCCGGACCATGAAATGACCTGCGTCCGCGCTTTTGTAATGGCGTAAGCGACCGCAAGTAAAGCACTCCCCCCACCCTTCATCGTTGACCGCACGCAGCCGGATAAACTGGGAGAATATCTTGTCAAGCTTCGCTTTTGCTTTCGCTACTGTCATTCTTTCCCGGTATGAGATAGGGGTTGTTCTTCATTCGCCATTGGAGGCGAGCTTGTTCCGGATCGTATTCAGGTACGTTCGTTGGGTCTTGCGCTCCTCGTGTTACGGTCTTATGCTGTTGCTCAAGAATAGAGGCTCGTTCTTCTTCGTGCTTGATGATGCAGTCGCGGAACTCCTGTATCTTCAAACGCTCAAAGAAGTTACCGTAATATCCTTGTTTCATCCTCTCGCAAATTAAGCGAAGTTCCTCCAGTTTCAAAACCGGGAACACGTCGAAGATAGTTTCTGCGCAAAGTGCCATATCCTCGAATGAGTGAAGGGTCTTCTTTGCGTCTATAAATTGGACGGTCTTATTGATTAGCGTCACGACAGCCGCCCGTGTCTCTTCGGGATGGTGCCTCAAGGCGGTTTGAATGTTTGTTCCTTGCCACGCTTGCTCGTTCGTTTGTTTAAATAGTCCCGTGCTTGAGATAGTCTTCAAGCTGGTTTTTGCTTGGTTGCTTTGCAGCTCCTGTTTTGTTCGTTGTAAATTCATTTGATCGTTTTATCCAATTCCGCGCGGCAGCATTCCAATTCTTCATTTTGTTTCTGCCGGCTTTCCATCCGTTTGATTCGTAGTAATTCCAAAACTTCTCGCCTTCGTCGCGAGATGATCCCGCAAGTTCGAACGATTCCATCGCTTCTTCCAAGCTTGGTTGCTTGAAACGTACTCTCTTTACTAACTCTTTACTCTTATCTATACTCTTCTCTTTACTCTGCGCAACTGTAGTTGCTTCTTTTGCAACAGTTGTTGCAACTTTTGCAACGATAGTTGCTTCTTCTTGCAACGATTGTTGCTTGTTCCTATCGTTGCTTGTTCCGATTGTTGCTTCTACAAGAACAGTCATCTTTCTCCGGTGACCGTACCCTTCGCATTTGATGTGTTCCGTCTCGCAAAGGTCTTTGCGCATCTTTCGGATATACTGAGAAGAGACCCCAAGAGACTCAGCGAGGAAGTCATCTCCCGCCCAACACGACCCGTCTTTGTGACTGAGCGCGTGAATTTTAGAGAGGAGAATTCTTTGCATGGGAGAGAGGTCATCCAACAACCAAATCTCTTGGGGTATCCATATTCCGCTCATTTCGTCAAAGTTACAGCGTAAAATTTAAGGGTCATTCCATCCCCTCCCTTTCACACAAGAGAACCTCTTCGACGATCTCCGCGTATGTCGCTCCGCACGTTTCGGATATCTCCGGAAGGTGCTTGAGGATATTGCGCGGCATCCGCCCGCACCAATTGCGAACGGTGTTCGGTGTGACATCCAGAACCATTGCAGCGGTTGAAGTCGAGCCGTAGTTCCGGATCAAGAAGAGTTTGATATTATTCATACCGCGTAACCTTTACCGCTCCCCAAAGGAACGAGCGTGAGACTTTGATTCGCTTTGTTGATACCTTCTTTATTGCTTTCTTCTTTGGCGTGTAACGGTTGCCGGTGAAGTCGTAGTACGGAAGGATATGTTTTGAGAATCGCGTCTGCATCGCTGCGACCGTGTGGTTCTCCATTGGCTTGATTTCTTTCCATTGAACGGGGCGCTTGCTGTCCTTTGTTATGTGTTGGTTTACAAGTTCAACGAGCCTCTTGTCTTCTGCCTTTGTCCAGATCATAGCTTCGAGATAAGGGTTGAACGGATAGACAAGAGGAACTCAGCCGCTTCAAGAATCTTCTCAGGGTCGCTCTCTTGGGCGATAGCGTGACCGATTGCCCAACTTGCGTCGATCCTCTTTTGAATGTCCGGGTTGTTTGCCTTCGATTGATTCGGGGTAAACCCTGGCTTCGATAGTCGCATCTTATCGCCCCACTTCGACGGGGTGACTTCGAACTCTACTTCGTCTCCAACGCTCCAACGGTCTTGGCTCTTTGCAGATACCTCTCCGCCGTCTCCGGATTCGAGTTGGATTTCGAACTTGTACATCAAGCCGTTTTGGCTGTCATAGGTGCCATTCGGTTGAATGGTCTTGATTTTAGATTGTCCCATTTTCTTTGGTTTTAGGGATTTATTTCGTCCGCGCTCTGCGGATGGATTCTTTGAGTTGAGAGATGAGGCGGTCGAATTCCGCGTCTTCATCTCGGAGGTTTGCTGCGAAGTCGTTGAAATCCTTCGCGGGGTTTACGTTAACGCTACTTCGAACGCATATCGGTTTTACCCATTGCTTTTCGTGTGAATTCATTGTTTATGTGTCTGTTTAGGTTTGTAACTGCTGATTCAACTTCGAAGATGAGGCGGTCGATATCCTCTCCCTCGAATTCCTTTTGCGCCCATGTCCAGTATTTTAGAACGTCTTCTTTTATCTCATTCATGTTCATAGGGTTTAGTCTTCATCTATGTTCCAAAACATTGTGTGATAGCCGTAGTCGTTTTCCACCATGAGCAGATGTTTGAACTCTTCCTTCGGGAGTTTGCTGAGGAAGTACTTGTCATATCCTGCGGAGCCTTTCGTCCAACAATACGACTTCCATCCCGCATCAATATACTTCTGTCGATTGTCGTTCAAATCATCTTCATCTACAGGGGTCCAAATACTTGTCCGATATCCTGTCGTTTCTTTGGTCCCGAGTTTTCCCGTGACCCAAATCTCTTCTTGGCTGTGGTTCATAGCTGAATGTTTTCTTGTACGATATCCATCGCCATTTGCAGCGCGGTTCGTGTTAGACGATGGGTTGTGGGTTGCTCCTGTCGGAGGTCATGCAAGGTGAGCCACGCTTGCTTGAGTTCTGTTTGTTTGTCGTTCATAGGGCAATACTACAAAAGAACTTTCGTTCTACAAAATTTTATTTCGCTTTTGTGCAAAAAAAAGAGGGAAGCCGCTTTCGACCTCCCTCTCCAAACAAACGACGGGGTAACAAGCCCACGACAAAACAGAACCCAAATATACTAATTCTTGGCAGAACCGAAATAATAATTCACGACCTGACCAACAAGAGTCCCTTCAGCGAACCCGAGGATGTGAAAGAATATCTCTTTGTCTTCAACGCCAGTCTTCGCCCATACAACCATGACAATCCCGATAATCATCGCAGCCGACCCGACAAAGACTTGCATCCAATCCCGCTGCCCGAGGCTCTTGGTGATCTCAATCTCCCGGTTTCTTGCGTTCGCTCGGTCCGCACTTGCGATCTCCTCCATCAGGAGTTTCGCGTTTGTCTTTTCTTCGTCGCTGGTGTCGGTGTTGTCGATTAGAGCACTTATCGCTTTTAGAGCGTCCGCACCTGGGACAATCTCCCCGATGAGGTCGAAGACCTTCGGTGCCTTTATTTTGAACCATTGCCCGAGCTTCGTTTCTTTTAGTGGAGTTCCTCGCATTGTATGTCGTATGATTTGCCGTAAGGCTTGATTGAAAACTTCCAACCGCCCAACCGAGGGACCGAGAAGCCTTTCTCAACTTCCCACCCGATGGAACGGTCTTTCTTCTTGTATGATCCCGTTTGAACTACGTGAACCGTCTCTTGTCCGTGATTGAAGTTGGAGGTGAGTACATCGCGCATAACGGGGACATACCACTTTTGATGGGTGTGACCGCGTGCAATGATAACCGCTTGCGGATAGTCCTTCATATCTATATCTACATTGAGAACACCTTTCGAGCGTTTGGCGTTGCCTCCGTATCCGTGATGATAGTGAATGGGGTAGCTTCTGCGTCCTCCCTTTCCGTTACGGCTGCACTTTAGAACGACCCATCCAGCGTAATAACCCGCGATGATATTCCCGCCGTTGGCGTTTAAGATGCCGACTGTCCGTTGTATGGGGTCCACCCCGTGTCGTTTGGTGATGTTGGTCTCGTGATTTCCTTGTCCAATCAGCTTGATGATATCCTTGTATGGTTCGAGCTTCTCGGTGCAGTCCTTGATGACCTCATCAATATACGCCATCGCTTTGAGTTCCGGGCGAAGGGAGTCGTAAGAGCCGCGAGGATCGAACTTCATATTCATCAAGTCGTATAAATCGCCCAAAATCAAAACAACCGCATTCTCTTCTTTAGCTCTGTCGAGGTGTTTAAATAAGAGTTTGCGGTCGCACTTTACAGAATCGAAGTGTATGTCTGAGAGCAGATAAACACTCCTGACGTCTTCGCTGTTTTCAAAGTCGAACGGGAGAACGTGGATGTCTCGGTCCTTGGTTATTAAATCATGCATATGTCCAGATTCGGTTTTCGGGTTTCATCTCATCTATATCGCAGTGTATGAAATTCTTTCCTATCCCCAACCGCGTTATCCCGACTTCCATCAACGCGTCTATGATGATAAATCGCTCCTGAGAATTGAGGACTTCGATATCGGCTGCGAGTCCTAAAAGGTGCGAGGAGTTACGGGAAGCGGGTAAACCCTTGGTAATGAGGGAGCGGTTATAATCAACCGTGCGAAAGCCCGAAGAAATTACAAACGGAATACCCGCACAATCGCGAGCCTCATCGAGCAACCGAAGAAAGCCTCTGTCCATCATACGCCCCGAGCCGGGAGCATCGGGTGAATCGAATTCTCTAAGCTTGAAGTGTCTCATCTCTCCGCGAGCATGAGTTCGATCTTGTGAACTGCCTTCACGACTTCTTTCATCATGTCTTTCAGTTCGTCTTTATCGCTCTCAACGCGGATGATTCGCCCCTTGAGCTTCTCAATTTCACGGTTTAGGTTTACCCAGACCCCCACGATCGCGACCGCGCTTGGGAGTATCATTAGAATTATTTCGGTCGAGGTCATCGAGGAATTTTTTCAATAGTGTTATGTTCTCTTTTCGGCTCTTTCTCATCCGAAGAATTGTTTCAGGTCAACGATGTTTGGAACGCCTCCGCTACTTATGCTCATCCCGCTTTGGAAGTAGTCCGCTGGTTGTGGAAGCATATCCGCACCCGTGTTCGAACTGTACTCCGGAAACAAAGAGGAGTTGTTGCAAAGGAATTGGTACATTCGGTACGTGTAGAATTGGGCGTTCTGACGCGCTCTTTCCACTTCCCTATGTAAGTCGTCCGGTGAGATGGCTTGAGTGTCTTCAGACACCCTTAAAACGAGCGAGCCGTTATCCATCTTCACGTAAAGAGATGGGATGAGTTCAACCATCGTCCACCAAAGCGTTGCCTTACGAACGTAGTCATTCATCAAAGTAGCGTAATCGCCCGACAACCCACCGCCCGAGATATCGGTCTTGAGCTTCTCGAGGAGGTCGGTACCCAAATAGAGTTGGATGTACTTGTCTTGAGACAGGATAATTGAAGGAACGAGGTAAGCGTCTTCAATACTTCCGTTTATGTTGGTGATCCGCTTGATGTAATCCGGATTCACAAAGAGGACTTCTGCTTGTAGTGACATTATCGGGGATTTATGAAGCCTTCGTTTGGCATATCGACGGGACGTTGTGCGACTCGCTTATCGTTCTCAGGTAATCGCTTCGCATCGACTCCCGCTTCTCGGATGAGTTTCTTGGCTTGGTTGACCGAGATTTTCTTGTTGTTCTTTCGCAAGTACGTTTGACGGCTGAAGTAATGGTGGCACCTCGGACCGCCCTTGAACAAGAACAAATCGTATGTGTTAGACCCACCTTCACCAAAGCCAGGGTTTACGGCTCGTAAACTAGCCGCTTCGATGTCTTCCTTGCGGTAAACTTTGCCCGCGTTGACCATCTTTTTGCAGAAGGAACGGGAGTTCTCTTGCGTGGACTTGGGAGCGTAGGTATAACGAACTTTGATGATCTCGGTATCTTGTTCGCTCTTGCCGTTGGGATTCGATGAAGGGACACTCGCAAATGCCCACAGCGCGTCGCGTGCTTTCTCGAGGTCGTAATCGACGGGAGACTCGTCTATCAATTCCCATTCATCCGACATCTCTTCGCCTTTGTCCGTGAGATAATCGACGCAGCCATCGAGGTTCACTTCATCGCTTGACAATTCGCAACATCCCTTTTCTTCTGATAGCTGCACAAGTTGAGCATCGAGACCAGCGGCATTCAGAAGCGTTTTCACGGCTTCTGTGACTACTTGTCGAGCGGGTGCGATGACATTCTTCTCGAACAGTTCCGAAGCCTCTGCAAGCTCTCCACCGCCTCCGAGTTTACCCGGTACCGCAACCCCGAACATCTGCGGAGAGGTCACACGGTGTCCGACCATAATCTTCGAAGTAACTTCTTCCGAAAGGAATTGGTATTGATTGTGAGCGTCCGACAATTGGAACGGCTCAAAGTCGGGCTTTCTATCGGGATCGTCTGAATACGTGACGATGAACTTGCCCGCGTTGCTCGCTCCGCTGAGTTGTCTTTCGATATCCATTCGGATGCGGTTTCTTTCCTCTTGCGGTGGGATGCCGTTCTTGAAGTGGATGGAGAACGAAGGACTCATCCCGTTCTTCATGTTGTTGATATGATAGACCCCGATCTCTTTGTCGAGTTCGATGTAGTTTATCGAACCTACGTAGTCGGGTTTCGGATAATAAAACGACCCTGGAGAGAACGGCTTCACGTAAAGTATCTGTGTTGGGTGTTCGATATTACGCTCAGGGTTGAACGTGCATATCTCCGACGGCTCTTCGCGCTTATCGTTCCAATCTTTCGAGTAATAATAATACTCGACCTTCTCATCTTCATTCACAAAGCCCGAGCGGATATTCTCAAACGGGAGGTGTGAGACGTTGGCGATAGTCGTTCGGTCGATACTCCAATTTACTTCAAGAGCAAACCCGCCTTGGATTTTAAAGTCAAGACAAGCCTTCCGGAGTTCGTTGTTGAGATTCCATTTGTCAAAAGCAAGCCTTCCATCGAGGGTCGTAGCGTCAAACCCTTCCCCGAATATCATCATCGCGATAGTTGTGGACAGCGCGTTGTGAGTAGCGGACGAATGATAGAGGTCAACGAGGTACTGCGGGAAGAGGTTGTCATCGCCGTAATTGACGAAACCCATCTTGTTAGCTGTCTCCCGATAGGATCGCTCTTCGTATTGGTTGAGTTGGATTAATTCCATTATTGGTAATATATGATATTATCAGGGATAGTTATGTCTGGGATGTCGTATCCTGTCGCTCCGGCTACATTCAACGTCCCTTGTTCAAGCAGTCCGACAACCTCGGTATCTGTCGGGTCTAAGTTAGTGGAGGAGTTTTGACCCCACACTTTGTAAGTATAAAGTCCGCTCTCAGTTAAGCGAACACGACCGCTCGTGGGGTTGTCTTCATTCGTATATACTTGGAGAGTTGTATAACGCGCGTTGTCCGTGTTCACGTACCCAATCAAATAAAAGTCTTCTTTTGATGCCATCGATTGGAAGAGAACGAGGTAATCGGTGAATTCGGCAAAGTCCTTCCGCATCTCCGAGAGAGTGAGATAAATCGGTTGAGGACTTGAGCTGTTTGGGTTGAGGTGTATCATGATGAATCGAAAAAGGGAGAGCATATGCCCTCCCCCGTCCTTTATAATCTAACCAAAGAAAATCAAATCAAGAACCAGCCGTCAAAGTCAAGTTGGTATCTGTTGGGTCTGCAAACGCTGCCGGGGAAGCCTCTTCCGCTGTCAATTGGATTTGATAGCCGTTGAAGTCACCCTTTGCCGTTCCCGTTCCTACCGTTCCGCCTGTTGCCTCAACTCCTGTTGTGACTCCCATCGCGAGATAATTATCGTTGACATCTTGAACGAGAACCGTCAAGCGGTTACGAAGTAAGTCAGACACCTCTTGGTTGTCTCCAACCGTCAAGTTTGGGAGTGAGAACTCGAGAACCTGAGAGTAGAAAACAGTGCCATTCTCAACAGAGGCATTCACCGTCTGTTGAAGTGATCCGTTGTTCTTGGTAATCTCAAAACCGAAGAGCGTAATTCCCGAAGAGTTTGCGGAAACCGCACCCCCTGTCTTTACCCAGTCATCCGACGCGAATTGCTTAATCCAAACGCGCTTGATTCCTCCGATCTTATCCTTGCAGGGAAACGCCCTGCCGTTGATTGTTAATGTACAAGCCATATTTGAGGAATTTAGGGGAGGGATTTAACGCCCCTCCCCGAATGAATTAGGATGAGCGACGAGAGACAGCGATTGAACCCGCGTCTACAATTTGCGTTCCTCCTGAGAACTGCATGATAACTCGAGTAACATCGTCACCCGTTACACCTGTCAAATCCAAAACAGAAGCTTGGATGTGATCAGTCAAGAGGTTAGTTCCAAAGTACAATTGGTTGGGGTTAGCAAAAACGATTGTGTCGTTCGCCATTCCAGAAGGTGCGATAACTTGAAAACCAAGGAAAGTAGTTGGACGCGCGGCTCCTACAAATTCAGGTGAGTATCCTACACCAGCAAAACCGGTCGTATCCGTATCATTAGCTTGGAAGATTCCAATTCCTGCCATAGCTCGTTGCAACAAGAACAAAGACTTTCGGCTCATATAGAGTACCGCGTTCGCGTCTGATTGTACCGCGCTTGGAGCGTTCGCGACGATATCATCGAGTTTCGCTAGGATGCCCGTAGTAGCGTCTGCGTCAGCGGTAAAAGCTCCTGCGGCTGTTTTTTCATATCCCGGGTTAGCATCTACAATTTTATGTAATAGACCTTCGAAAGAAGTTCCTGCTCCACCTCCGGTCGTGCCACCGGTTGCGCTGTTATATAGTCCGTGCCATAGGTTTATTTCAACGTTCTCAGCAACTTTCGCGGCTACGTATTGAGCAACGTAAGAAGTGAAGTCAGCGGGAGCCGCTGAAGATTCGCCTCGCATTTGGGCAGATTCCCAAGTCGCGCGAAGGTCAGCGTTGCATACTTGCTCGTTGACTTTCAAAGCAGATGCTTCCAAAACAGCTTCGCCCAAAGTTAATTCACCTGCGATAGGTGTAGTGAAAGCGCAATCGTCGTTGGCTTGGATTGCTGCTCCTGAGAACTTGCGGAGAACCGCTTTCGAGTGAACGTTCTCCAATACGGAGACATAATTATTCGCGATAGAGTCAGCAGACAAAATCGCAGCAGCAACGTAAGGTCGTGCCGCCTCGCCGGCGTAAGTGCCGACTTCAACTGTAGCGTTAGCCATTATTTAGAAAATTGGTTGTGGATCGCGGCAACGCGCTCCTGGATTGATAAACTTTTCAAATCGACAGAAACAGGTGCCTCCATCTTTGGAGCGCGTGAGATGCTCGGAGTAGCTTGCTTGCTCAACTCCGTGATCTTCGCGTCTCGCTCTTCAATTTGTGAAGAGAATTCTTTCTTTGTTGCTTCGATAGCTTCGGCGATCATGCCTTCAACAGCTTCGCGAGTCAATACCTCAGATGATGCTTGAACCTCTTCGGTTACTTCTTGAGCCTTCATCTCTTCTTCCTTCTCCTCTTCAGCTTCGACTTCTGCTTCTGCCTCTTTCATCTCAGCGACTGCGCCTTCTGCTACTACGAGCAAAGAACCGTCTTGGAGTTTGTAGTCTCCGTCTGGGAGAGGGATTCGTTCGCCTTCGTCATTCACGACAAAAGCAGAAACACCGACCGCGAATGCGTCCGCGTCGGTTTGGATTTCCTGTCCGCTATCGAGGACAGCCGTTGCAAATGCAACCTCTTGTGTTTCCTCCTTCTCTTCGACAGCGAGTTCGACGCTGTACTTTTCGAAGATATCGGAGATGCGTTCTTTCAGAGTCATCTTCTGGGGTTTTTATATATAACGATTTGAGAACCTCAATCCTTACTCGTTAAGTATTTTTTTATATAATCAAGTCCGAGTTCTACTTCGATAGCCGACAATAGCTCCAATTCCTTCAGCTTGGATTCCGACCAACGCAGAGCAGCTTTTCCACCCCAAGCCATATACATGAGATACCCGCATCCGTCAGAGAATGAGGTCGAGGACTCCAAGTCCGCTTCGTGACGGATCAGATAAGACCTCATCCGCTTGATCGTTTCGACGCTGATATTCTCCCCCTTTGCAAGTTGGCTCGCTCGTTGCTTTCCGACTCCCGTTCCACACGATCCCCATCCGTTTTTTTCAGCCCATTCAACCGCCTTCTTAGCGTTGTTCTTCACTCCGTCGGGGTAATCGTTATAAGACTCCATATCGACGCGCTGTCCCTCTTTATATCGCTTGTCCTTTTTGACGGTTGCCTTTGCGAGTTCGTATTTGTTTGTGAAGAATCCCTCAATCGAGAACCCTTTCACGCTGCCTTCCTTCACGTACTTCTCCCATATCGCGTCGTTGTCTACTTTCATTGAGACCATCCACGTACCGACCGGGACATCGAGTCCATACATACGGCTTTTATCCTGCTCTCCTTCTACGATCCAACTCTCCACGACGTGCAACCCGTTTAACGTATGCTCGTGTTCGAGGGTCGCATTCGCTTGGTTACCGTTTTGGAAGTAGAGTTCCATCGCACGACGGACGGTCTTCTTTGAAAAATACACGTAGTATTCTTCCTCCCCGTTCTTTCGGTAGATGGGTTTGTCGGGAATAAGTGCCGCACCCATAACAAGTCGCTTCTCGTTGTCTTGGGTCTTGAATTGTATCTGTTCGTTCTTCAGAGCTACGAAGTCCGATTCGATTGCGGGTTGTTCTACGAGAGAGATAGCGTCGATGCCGTACATTTCCGCTTCTTCGTCAATTATGAGTTCTATAATATTCATCCTACTAGTGACGCTTGGTCGTTTATTCGTTGATTCGCTTGTTGGCTGTTCGATACTTCCGAGGCTATGACGTAACTCCTAAAGCCTGCTTGTCCGGCTCCGGCTCCTAAGAACCCGAGGTCGAGTTGTGGGCTTGGTGGGATTGCCCCTGTTCCGCCTCCTCCTCTGTTTCCTGGGGATGGTGGAGTTGAACCGCTGCCGAATTTAGTTTTCTTGATCGTTGCTATTTGCGCGACTCCTGTAGCTGCGGCAATGGCTGCTTTCACAAAGTTTGCTCCCGTCAGCTGATCTTTTGGAACTGCAAGCTGACCCGCTACCGCCTGAGCCGTTGTTATAATAGCTTGGGCAATTGAGAATCTTTTGTTTCGTTCAAATGAACGTCTTTGCTCCGCTTCGGTTTCTCCGGTAAAAGCTTTGTTTAAATCCCGTAAGGCTCCAAGAGCAGCAAAAGCCATTTCAAACTTTGAATCTCGAAGTGCTTTTTGTTTTTGCGCCAATAAAAGATCAGACTCAGCTATCAAGTCATTGGTCTCTTGGTTCTTTTGAATTTTATCGTCAAGTAGTTTGTCGAGTTCGTCATTGGTCTTTTTAAACTCATCGCGTTTCGCTTGCTCGATTTCTTGATCTCTCCGAAAGCCGCTCATAGCTATGTCTGCCGATTCCGACAGCATCTCCTCTTCTTGCTCGAGCATCGCCAGCTCTTCTTCAATTTCTTGCAACCGAAAGGCTGTTTGTGCCTCAAGTCTTAAACGCTCCGCTTCTTCTTCTTCTTGTCGCAGACGAAGTCCCTCAGATCTCAGGGTGTTCAGTTTGTTTTGAAGTGTGGTCTGCATCTCCAAAGACTCTGCCGCAAGGTTGAAAACCTCCGCTTCGAGTTCCGCTTGTCTTTGTCTGTCTTCCTCCCCTGAATCAGCAAGTTCGTTTTGAGCGATAATAATCGCGAGTTCTTCTTCTGCGTTG